CTCGATAGCAAACTTCACAAGTACCTCGGCAGGGCCAGCCTCAATCTCTTTCGTGTTCTCAGGATGCTTCTCGTATGCACCGCTGACATGAAACTTCTCACCGGGAACAGCACGAATCGTCCATGCCAGAAACGGCACGTACCGCTCTTCATCACTGTACGGTCGCTCAAAATCGTTAGCATCGCCCCAATACCACAGGCAATCCCATACACGACCCTGTTCACGCTCGGACAGAAAGATCGCATACACCGATAACTCTTGCCCACCCGATGTTTGAACCAACCAACCGTTCTGCTCTTCCGCCTCGATGGCGATACGTGTGTACGGTAGTGGTGGTAGCTCGGGCAATGGGTAGTCACCGGCAGACATGAGCACGTGTGTAGTTTCCTGTGCGCTCACGACATGCAGGATTGAGCTACGCAAGATACCAACGACCTGCTCATGTGATGGCTGTAGCCACCTACCGCCCCTATGATGCCGGAACGGATATGAAGGGTCAAGACACCTCTCAACAGTGGCCTCATCAACAGGCCACTGCTTCTCAGAGTATATCTTGTACAGTGCTGGTACTACTAGATCATCTGGATCAATGTTCGTGTGCATCGATCCTCCGTTCTCGGGGGGTTAGACTTCCAACAGAATACGAAACTCACCCGGCAGATGGCTACGATACTGAGCGATTGATGCTTCGGCATTTGCCTTTGTCTCACACGATCCGTAGATTTCCCATGCGCCATTACCGAGATAGCGCATCACCTTGTACGGTCGCGGGTTTATCATAGCCACAGCTATCACCTTGCTCTCCGTTGGTAGGGGGTTGAGCGGACAGCCTATCACGGCTGGCGCTCTTTGTCAAGCTGGCGCTCTGACTGCACCTTGCGAATGTGCTTGCAGGACTTCGGCCACGGGCTAAACTCAAACGACTTGCAGTTGCAGTGTACCTCACCGTTATCGCCCAACTGGACGCGATACGTCCCACGTCCGCTGTCCGACTCTACTGTGAATACCTCCGTCATGTTACCCTTTCTATATGTACGAGGGCTTCCCCTCCAAGTATGTACTCATCCCTCATCAACGTTTCCTCGATCTTATCGTCCAACTCTTTCTCTGTCAAGTCGGTGATAACGTCGATGGTCAGAACGTACCTCATGTTGCTCCTATCGGTCAGGGAAGAGCAACTTGAACCAAGATGCACTCTTGTCCAACTTGCTCTGTACCCGGTTGTCAATCGTGTTCTTCGCGTGGATGCCGATGATCTGCACTTGTCCTGTCTGACCCGGACGGTGCGTACGTCCGTCAGCCTGCATCATCTTACCAGGCGACCACGACTTGTCAATGTTGATCTGAGTCTGTGCTGCCGTCAGCGTAATCGACTCACCACCTAGATCGATGGTACACAAGAACACCTGTACCTCCTTGCGCTGGAACGATGCTACCATCGACCGGCGTGTCTGCTCGTTGTGCTTCGGGAGCATCCGCATGTATGAGATACCTGCCTTCTCCAACCGTGCCTCCATCAACGTGCATGCCTTAGCAAACTGCGAGAAGATGACCACACTATCCTTACGGTCATCATCCCATTCCATGCCCTCAAGTATCTCCATCACCGCGTCCATCTTGCTCGACGGCTCGACTAGCTCAATCTCCGTGATCTTGCGGCCCGTCTTGGGGTCAGGGTATGTCCCGACCACTCGCGGGGTCGCTACGGCGATCTGGCGCAGCCTAGTGAGGGCCGAGATGACGTTGGGTGACGTGATCGGCGTACCGAGCGCATCCAGCGTCTTGAGATGATGCACAATCTCGTTGTACATCTTACGCTGTGTCGGATTCAACTCAACCTCCACACGTGTATGGATCGGATCAAGCAAGTCCTTGAACACTTCGCTCTTCGTACGTCGCACACCTATCTCAGCCAGCACGTCACGAAACTCGTTCTTGCGGTTCGGCTTGATACCAACCACCTTGCGGAATCCCGCGACTTCAATCTCAACACAGTAGTGCTCACGAAACTTCCAGTACGATGACCAACGCTTCCTATCGAGGAAGTTGAGCAATGCCCATACCTCATCGGGAGTGTTGACGAAACCTGTACCTGTCATCACACGTCGGTATTTCGTCTGAATACGCTTACGAATGTTCTTCGACCACTGCGCATTCCGGTTCTTGATACGATGTGCCTCATCGATGATCACCATATCCCACTTGACCATGCTCAACGGCTCAAGCATCTGACTCCGGTTAGTGAAGCAGTGATAGTGCGCAAGCACCACACGTGGCGCGGAGGGATCGTTACCACCTTTGATCCACTCAACGCTACTAGCCTTCACGTTGCAGAAATTCCACTCAGGCAGAATCTCAGGCAACGCCTGGAAGTACGGGTCTTTGCCCGTCTTGGTCGTGATGATCAACACACGCGGCCCACGCGCCTGTGGGGGGTCGGCGTCTAGCGTGTCCTCTGCATCCCACAGGGCAGTAGAGGTTTTCATGCACCCGACTTCCGACCAATTGGCCGCATAGAGCATACCTTGCAACTTCTGCAAGTCCTCTAGCTGGAAGTCCTGGCGTGTGTATCGGGGGGTTGCTACGTCAATCGCCATCTATGTTCCTTTCTCAGTGGAGTCGGCCACTGCCGTGTTTTGTTGGTACTAAGTGCCCCGCGTCGATGTATCCCTCTCAACAGTACCACGTGGCGAGTCTACTGTCAAGTACATCGAATTATCCCTTACCGGTGGGAACCGGGTTATCCGGGTTTATGATACCGCGCCAGTCCTGAAACCTTTGCGTCGTGGGTGAATGCTTAGTGTAGCAGATCGTGTGACTAGCGCAAAGAGGGAGTCACCATCTTGTCTGTCCACCGCCTACCGTGGAACGTCTGCTACCTCGGCTAGTCAGTCCTTAGTGGCTCCTGACCTTGGACTGATTACGCGGTCGGTGCAGCCTCTTCAAACTGCACATCACCAGAAACCGCATCACCCGGCAGCACGGTGATCGTGCCCTGTGAGTGAACGGTTGAACCGTCTGTGTTGGTCGTATCGACCGAAATCACAGCAGCGCCAGCAACTCCGGTAGGAGTGCACGTACCGGACAGACCATCCTCAGATGCCTCAACCGAGACACTGGCATCGTTATCCGATGACCACTGAGGTACGTCGTCAGGTGTAGTCTCGTTGCCCTCTGCATCGAGAAACACTACGGTTGCGTGAAGCGGTGCCGCATTGGCTTCAACGGAAATCATACCCATTTCTGTTCTCCCCTCATAGTGAAATATCGGCGGTGTTGCCATGACTGGCGTACCTGGAAACAGATGCTCGATCTGTTCAGCAAGTGCTCGTAGGTTCTTTGCCAGAAATGGAGCATTCAATGCTGCAAATCTGCGGAAGAACCTGCCCATACTGCTCCCTTCATTTGCTCCCTGGTTTTCGCCATAGCCCACCGCTTCCGCTTCGTACGTGTCCAACCTTGCCTTGCTCCTACTGTTGCGGACATGGCTGTGTACCGTTGCAGAACCGGGAGGTATACGGCGCAGTCGCAGCATATCACCGCTCGCGCCTTCTTACGCCCGTCACAGAGGGGGCAGCGGTGCCGAGTGCGGCCAGCGGCCTTTTCACGGCAGACAGAGCATATGGATAGGTGTCCCCAATCCGAAACCTTCATACGACCACAACTTGAGCAGACAATCACTTTCTTGAGCGCATTCTGCGGTGCGTGTTTCTTGCACCATCCGCTAGCTAAATCAATGTCTAGTTGGTCTACCCAATGTGCACCCTCGTTACAGTACTGATTAGGCATCGCGCTTGAAGAATCCCGGACGCATACCTATTCGATGCCACAAACGCGCACTACCTAGATATAAACCGGCAGCACCGATGCCATCGTACTTGTCGTCATCTAACTCGTACAACTCTTCGGCCATTTCACGAATCTCAGCTTCGGTCTTGTCGTCCATGTATCCTCCGTTATTTCGTTTGCATGAGTGATCGTCCGAGTTATGCTTGTCACTCATACCCACCGATCTAGGGTCTACGGTAGATCGGTGTTTGTGGTAGTTTCGCATTAGGAGCCTGCACACAGTGGGGGAGCGGGCATGTGCATGTTTTAGCCCCGGACACTACCAATCGTTAGGTCATAACAGACCACACATTGCTGCTGTATTAGGCCAGGGAGAGTACCCCCTGGATTGCATTGCTCGATACCCGGCAATGAGTTGATCAATCACGGGCCAGTTATTGGCTGTACCGTACTGTCGTACAAACTCAGGCCCATACGTTGATTCAAAGCTTGAGTCCATCTGCAATCCACCGTAGTAGCCATTACCAGTGTTAGCGTTCCAAGCACCCTCATGGGTGTGAATGCAGAGTAGACCTGCATACTTGGAAGAATTATAGTTACCGGAGGCAACCGGCGGATGGTAGTGCTGTAGACGATTAGCTGTGTGCTTTTGCGTTTTGAGCCAATACGTCAGTATCCGGTTACGCAGTCGGGGATGACGTTCAGCACGCCATTCATAGCGTATCGGATGGAGATTCATTTTATGGCGCATCGTGTTGACTCGATGATGGTGCCAATGGATCGCACATAATCGGGGGGCTATACGATCCGTACACTTGTGCGGAATTCGTGTTACCGCTTGTGCTGTACTTGCTAGTGCTAGAAACGCAGTAGCCAACGCTACCGCTGCTATCGCTAGCCTTAGTCGTATATGTTTCTCCCATCACACGTGTGCCACCGATCCTGTCGATGGTTGGTTACTCCGCAGGAGTGAACACGCCTGAGCGGGGGAAGGGATCGTGACCCACGACAGCCGACCAGCCCCTCCCCCGCCCGAACGCTAACGGAGGTTGTGACGAGGGACGCCCATCACGATCCTCAGACTAGCGCGGGCGGGGGCGAAGGGCAACCCCTTGCCTGCCGGGGGAGAAGGCGCAGCGGGGGAGTCGAAGCCCCCGCTGCACACCGTGCGTACTTACGCGCTGACCGTCGTGTTGATCAGAGCGACGTAACCGGCGTCCTTCGGTGCAATCACGCGCACCTGATCGGACTGACCAGCCTTTGCCACAGCGGTCAGGAAACCGGTCTTGACGGACGCGGATGCCTTACCGGAGAAACGTCCGCTATCGAGCGGAATCTTACGACCGCGCACACCACTCTCAACGAACGAGTTGAGGACTTCGGTGTACTGGCCCTTGCTCTTGGTCTTTGCCAGAAGTTCATCGATCTCTTCGCTTGAAAGATCGAAGTCAGTGCTTGTATCAGTAGCCATGTTGCTCTCCTTAGTTACTTCGGTTTCAGTGCTTCCACTTGCTTTGTCAGGCTTTCGAGTGCCTGACCCTGCCTTTCTACCTCTTCCGCCAGTTGTTGCAGAGCGTCCCGTTTGTCATCCTCCGTTCCTTCGATTTCATCGATCCGTTGCCTTAGACTAGCATAGTCGATTTTCCCAGTCAAGGGGCTTCTCTCATATGCCATCCACTGCTCAACGGTTGGCTCATGGTGCAGCACAATGATTGTCTCGGTATTGCGAGCACCACGTTGTAGCTGTGTCAGCGATCCGCACTGTTTCATCCCACGAAGGATTCTTGAATAGTGCGAGCTAGACAGCTTGGGGCGAACCCCTTTGTACACGGCCTGTAGCTGCCCACGGAACAGGCGAGCCGGTAGGCCGTCCACAAACTCATCCTCGGCAAGAGCGTCGAGAGCCGCGTACAGCCTCTTGGCCTTGCTCAGAAACAGCGGATCGGTCAGCGACTCCATTGGAACAGCTTACCATATCCGTTCCAGCCGTGTCAACCGTTGCACTGATCGGCGAACGGCTGCGCCTGCTTGACCTTGGCCGTGGCCTTATGCGTTATGGCCGTGGCTTCTCGCATCTTGGCCGTGATACTATCTATCGATCCACCAGTCACACCAGCCATGTATGCCGCTTTGATCTGATTGATGTAGATGATCTGCGCCTTCGCCAACTTCTGACCGCTGCTAGCAACGGCACTAAGGGCCGTCTGACATGCCACAACCTGCGTATTGTCCGTAACAGTCTTAGTCTTGATTTTGGTCTTGACCTCGGGAGCAACGGGTGCTGCCGGGATCGTAACCGTCGTAGGCGGTGACGTTACCGTAACCGTCTTAGCCGGTGATGTAACCGTACCGGCCTGACTGCCGCAACCGGCAGCAAGTGCCAGCAACGGAATGATCAGTAGTTTCTTCATGTTTACCTCCCCTCTCGCTTATCGTTTTTCTTCTTCTTCCAATCCTGATGTATCCAATAGCCCGACCACACACCACCGGCCATAAGGGCTACCCAGAACACTGCCAACCAGAAAAGGAAATCGGCGATGATGAGCATTTACTCACCAATCCTTTGTGTCGTACCACGCGCACCGGCAATATCGGCCCGCTCTCCTGCTGCGCTGCCGGATGACCGGCCATGCGCAGAGTAGTTGAGTCGGCTGCGCTGCCCGCTCTTGAGGTTGAGGTTGTCGTCAACGTACTTCTCAACCGCTTCGCTGCGACCGACCAGTACCAGTGCCATCGATGCACCCTCTTCGGTGCTCTGATCGGGTGCGATGTTCTCGTTCATCTTGCGCAACCGCTGTCCGATCTTGCTGGCGAATGACTGCACGAAGTTGGCCTTGAATGTGCGTACCGACTCGTAACCATCCAACTCGGCCTGTGCCATCACCATCTCCCACTCCATCTGTCCAAGCAGGTGAGTGTACAGCATCACTACGTATCGTGCATCTGCCTCGTAACCAACCACGCTACCGCTATGCCTCGCTGCCACGTAGTACATGCGACACCGGTTGTTCTGTGCACATGCGTTCAACAGGTCACGCTTACCATTCGTCAGCGGTGTGCTCGACTGAATGGGGATCGTGATGGTCGTGATTACGTCAGCACCCTTAGCATCGTACGCCTTGACAGTCTCCTGATCAATGGCGTACTGCTGCATGAGTAGCTGCGCCTTCTCAATGAATGCGATTTGCTCGGCCTCGTTCTCCGTACCGTCCGCATGATTGAGTAGCTTCTGAATCTTCTCGATGATCTTCTCATCGACCGTCATGTTACCTCCGTTAGTTATCGCCGCTGTTGAGGCGGCTGTTCACTACACCCCTGTGGGTGGGTCGTAGTTGACCGGTGTATCCTGGCGAGTATACCGCAAGTCGTGTGCGGTCGTTCTCGTGTAGCCACTTCTGTACTTGATACGAGAGTATCGGCATGCGTTTTATCGGTGTCTGATGCTCATGGCGTGTCATCGGGCTTCAATCCGAGAGCAACCTGCGCGTACACCTCGATGGCCTTGAGAGCTTCGGTCTGCTTCTCGACCATCATCTGAATACCCGCTGCTCGCGGGCTACCGTCAAACTCGTACATCTGCCTGCGGATATTGTTGGTCACGTCGTTGATAGCCCGCACCGTCCACAGGACTCCAAGTATGAAGTCGCGGGGGTGCTCAAGGCTATCAATGTCAATTCCGTAGTCGTCACTCATCATAACCTCCGTTTAGTGTGCATTGCCGATTGCGTACAGTACAATGAAGATGAGGATGACTAGCACCCTCACCTAGCAACCGTCACGTTCAATGGGCCGATGTTGACTACGATCTGACGATACGTAGTGCCATCGAACCGAACTAATGAAGCGTGATGAATGCCCCAAGCTTGCTCATGCCAGTACCATTTGACCTGTATCATTCGGCGTCCTCCAACATCTTGATTACCTGCTCGGCTGTGTACTGTGTCGTGTCCGGGCCTTCACATCGACGTGAGCACATCCAATCGTCGATGCCTAGCTCAAGCGTGCGCTCACCACAGTTAGGACAGTCAAGCACTTCACTCCACAACTTCTCTTCGTAGTTGATGTAACCCTTACCCTCGCACATCTTGCAGTGCGGGTCACGGTCACACTCACACGGCCACTCTCCCGATATCTGCGGCTCGTTACCGGTGACACCGGGCGGATAGTCCCATCCGAAACTCATGTTAGCCCTCCGTGATGTATGCGATCTTGGCAACCGGCATGATTGTCCAAGTCAACTCGCCACGTCGCTGATATCGTAGCACAAGCAGCTTCGCGTCCTCAAACACGATCTTGTCATACGTGACCTCTGACGTGAAGTGAACATTCAACTCTCCACCCACGTCGAAGTAGATTCCGTAGTTCATGCGTCCTCCTTGTTGATTACTTCTCTGCACTTCGGACATGTTACGATCTTGAGACATGCAGTTGCCTGCATATATGACTTCATCTTGGTACCACAAGCGGTGTACTCAACGACCGGATGATACACACCATCCCGTCTATACGCTGCTGGCGGTACCGCATGTACCGGTTGACTTGGATTCACTCGCCCTCCCACTCCATGTAGAGTTTGTCCTTCATCGTTATGATCTTGCACTGCCATCGCACTTTCACGTCGCGGCGATCCTTGAATTGCTGGTGCCACAAGTCAGCGGTGCGCTCGGCATGCTTATGACCGTTAGCTACTACGTTGATCTTGTAGACAACGAGGTTGTCAACCTTACCAGTGCAGCGAAACACATGCACCGTGATCAGCTTGTTAGGCATTGCTTCTCCTATCGTTGGATAAAGGGTCGTGCTGAATCATGTACACCGTCCACAACCTCTGAGGCTAGCTCTTCTGCCTCGGCCAGTGCATCCAGTGCCTTATCAGCAGCGGCTCGCGCTGCCAGCAGAGAGATACGCGCTCCCTGTAGTGCCGACTGCTCATCGTCGTGCAGCCAGTAGCGAGGGTCAGACAGCAGGTGAGTAATACCCGCCACCGTCTGCTCCGTGTGCATCAGTGTAAACCTATGATCATTCACTCTCGGTCATCCTTTCGGTTGTAGCTCACGGATACGTCCTTGTGCTTCTCGTTGGGCGTACCGTAGTTGTCGCCGTCCCATGCCTTGACTGATAACGTCAGGCATCGAGCCGTCCAATGGTTGTCAATCTCGATGAGGAACCGTGTGCTTCCATCACGATCCTCGACGGTGATTGTCTCTGTATTCAGGCTTTCAAGCGTGACCTTCACCCTGTCCATTACCTCTCCAATCCGTCGTGGGTGCAACCGATTTGGCCGCATACGCGGCAGTAGTCGGTTGCTAGTCTGATATCTACAGGATCGAGCAAGTGCTTGTAATCATCACCGATCATCACCATGTAGACCATACCAGTCTCAACACCTTCATCCTCTTCGCCCTCTTCGTCAATCCACCGCTCGACGTGCGCACTGTCGAAGTAGTATGCAACTTTCGGGCCTCCGATAACAGTGAAGCGTTCACCTTCGGCCTGTGCTGCGCGAATCTGATCGATAGTCACTTAGTCCTCCTTGACGTTGGGTACGATCTGACGTAGCGCCGTGTCGATATGAGCGTCCTTGTATCCAGCGTCAAGTATCAGCCGGATCGTATTCGGATAGCTTGTATTGGCTGCCCAAAACAAGTCCCACCGATAGCGCATGTTTACGTCCTTGCACATATCGGCTCGGGGGAAGTTGCCGTCACGGTATTGCTTGCGCGCTGCGCCGGTATCTAGCTGACCGATGCACTGCTCCATTAGTGCTACGTGTTCGGTCGTTACCTTCATTTTACGCTCCTTACGCCTCGTCGCCATTCCCATGCTGATTCCGTCTTATGGCCTAGCTCCTTACCCAACTCCATACGGGCAATGTTGATAGTCGATGCCCATACGTCGTTGTGCGTGTTACCCATAGCAGTCAGTAGACCGCTCATCACGGTATCCCACTGTGACTCAGTGAGCGTGACAGTCTGCTTACGTGAAAGCCTCGACATTAGTAGTCATATCCTCTCTCTGCTCGGTTAGCGCATGCATCGCACTGATAACCTCTAGCGCGATCAGCGGGGGTTAGCGCGTTCTCCGTGCCGCAGTTAGGGCACGGTAGGTTACGCAGGTTATGCTTACTTGCAGCGCGAAGTGCGCTACCTCCACCGGGATCGGCAAACTCGATGCGATCCTCGTCATCGTCGTACGGGTCATAGTCGTCCCAATCAGACATTAGAAACCTCCGTCCAGTAGTTGTAGTGACTCCATGCGCAAGTCATATGCCTTCTGCAATCTTCCCTCACCATCGGGCGTTACCTGCTTAGAGAAGTGCTTGAGCGCATCCTTCGCACGGTAGTCGGCAGTCGTGCTTGTCTCACGAATCTCTCGGGCGATAGCGTATGCCATTGCCTTCTCACGGCTCCGCTTGTACTCATCACTGGCGAGCCAACGCTGCACCATCGGCACTAGCTCTTTACGTATCGCCGTGCGCGTGACCGGGCCGATGCCGTCATCATCCTTGATATCGCTAATGATGATGCGCCAATCGGTCATACCGTTTGCCCAATAGCTATCGGCATGCATTCTCACCTTACGTGCCTGCCCCTTAGCTACGACCGTGTACACAGGGAATACCTCTTCCTTGCGTATGTGACCGATATCTAGCTCGATCCAGTGTGACCGAACCTCATCCAGTCCTATTGCAAACTTACTCATCGTCGTCATCTCCCATCACTTTGTGGATATGTACTGGATCGCTGCAAACCTCACAAAAGCAATCGTAATCCGGCCAGTCGTAACCGGGCCAGGGCAGTACATCTTTCGGCTTGTGCCATTCGCAGTAGTAAATGATATCGACTAGATCGCCCTTGTCATCCTCGATCATCTCAAGATATGCAGCCATTTACCTTTCCTCCTGTTCATCGAGCCAACCCTGACCGAATGGTGCAAGGTACGCGCTGCGCTCTTCGGGAGTCTCGTTCAAGCATTCACACTCTTGCGCTGCCCATTGCCGAGCATGATCGAACCTGACGCTATGAGTGCTGACCCGCTTGCCGTCATCGAATATCTCGATCCATGAATAGCCATCCTCATCGGGCGTATGTACCTTGCTGGTGAACATTAGGCGTCCTCTCCCTCGATGTAAGCACCGACCACTGACAAGAACGTCAGCGTATCTTCGGTAATAGCGTCGTATGAGTACAGGCCAAACTTGACGGGCACCCTAACGCGCTCCGGTGATCGCTTCCACGTCTGCACCTTACCGTTTACGCGCCATCGTGCAGGCCGCGTAAACTCACCATTTGGCGGGATAACTACAACGTCACCACGCTTCAAGGTCTTGAGCCGTTCCAGCGTAATCATGCCATTCCTTCCGTTGGGGGGTTTGTCGTGCGAATCCGCTGCTAGGGAATCGAACCCTAGTATACCAGACCATCCAGCGAACCGTGCTTTAGTGCGTATCTCCTGTGCTCTTGGTCATCATCTTCCACGTCCGACCATAAACCGTGTCGTGGGACTTGTAGCCCTTGTCGCGGAAGTAATCCAGCGTATCGGAGTATGTCGCCTCAACCTTGCTAGTGATACTCGCCAGATCACGTGCCTCAAACTCGCCATCTTCGTCATGCCACTGAATCGAGCCACCGCGCTGTAGTGACGTTACCTTGTCACCGTAGCCCTGACTGATAATGATGATGCGATATGTCCTCATGTCTCACCTTCCGTTCGGGGGGTTACTTGCTGCCGTTCATCTTGGCATCGGTCTTGTCAATGATCACCTTGGCAACGTCGCTGATATCCTTCAACACCTGCTTGACTGTGTTGGTATCCTGCGCCCATCCAGCGATGTAGGGTACCGTGTAGTCAGTCGTGTCGTATCCGTAGTGCGACATGACCACAAAGGCTGCACCCTCGGCGATAGCCTCACATGCTGCCCGCTGCTGCGTATCGGTGTGATAGTTGGTCACCTTGCCGTGCTCGGCAACGGTATGCGCCATCTCATGCGCTAGCGTCTTGGCTGCCTGTGCATACGAGAGCGTGCTCTTGATAATGATATCGCCCTCGGTCAGTCCCTCGGCCTCAAGCATCTTACGTGCCTTGTCTGACTTCTGCTCACCGATCATGCATCCCTGTGCCTGCTTGAGAAACTTGTCAGTCTCTTTCGACCGCTTCACATGTGGCACACCCAAGTCATCCAGTGCCGTGCGACTGAGCCAGCGGCACAGGTTACGCGATGATTCGATGGTGTCATCGGTGTCGTGCATCGGCTTCGGGGTCGGTGTCTCAAACTCCGGGCCGTCAGTGTCCTGCACGTGGAACGTCTTATTTATGATCTTGAATCCGATCAGCTTGGTCGTGATCTTGCCAGTCTCGGTGTCCTGATCCTTGATCAAGATAGGT